ATTATTCCGCGAATCGTTCGCAGAGTAGACCTTCAGAAAAATAGTTCTTGACTTTTACCTCAAATTTTCATATAATATATTCTACATTTTCGGAGAAGTTTAAATGCTAAGAAAGATCCTACCGCCAACGGAATGTCCGTCTTGTGGTGGCGAGCTCACTTCGGTCAATGATTTGTACTACTGCTACGGTAGTAACTGTCCAGCACAGAAACAAAGGAAGATCGAGCATTTTGCAAAAACTCTGAAAATTAAAGGGCTTGGCCCTGCAACAATAGAGAAGCTAGAGATAGATGACTTTGATCAAGTTTATCTCTATGATGAAATTTTACTGTGTGAGAAGCTGGGCGAGAAGCTCGGTACAAAGCTACACGCAGAGATTCAAAACTCTACTTCGGCTCCTCTTGATTTGGTATTACCTGCTTTTGGTATTCCACTGATCGGAAAAACGGCAACGAAGAAGCTGTCTGAGACTGTGCAATCTATTACTGAAATTACACCAGACACTTGTGAGCGTGCCGGATTAGGCCCAAAAGCAACCGAGAATCTATGCAACTGGTTAGATGAAGAATTCTATTGTTTTTATGATGGCTGTCTTCCATTTGACATGAAGTTTACGCCCCCAGGTGTATTACCTGCAGAAATGAATAGGGGCGTTGTCTGTATAACCGGAAAGCTTAAGAGTTTTAAGACTAAGGCTCAAGCAGGCACAGTACTCGCTAGTCTTGGCTATGTAGTAAAGTCAAGTCTAACAAAAGATGTAACGATTCTCGTTAATGAAAGCGGTATTGAATCGGCAAAAACTAAACAAGCCAGAGAGTCTGGCATTGAAATAATTACGGATTTAGAATCCTATTTGGAGAAAAAATATGGCACTTCCCAAGTGGACGGATGAGCGCACTCAAGCGCTTACCGATTTTGTTGGGGGCGAGAGCCCCGTATCTCAAGCTACTGTTGCAGAAGCGGCAGACCAGCTTGAAACTTCTACTCGTTCTATCTCTAGCAAGCTGCGAAAGATGGGTTACGAGGTAGAGCTTGCTTCTGCTGCTTCTGGTAAGTCTTTTACCGAAGCTCAGGAAGCCACCCTCCGCGCCTTCGTTACTGACAATTCTGGTCAGTACACTTATGCTCAAATCGCAGAGCATTTCGAAGGCGGTTCTTTCTCACCTAAGTCTATTCAGGGTAAGATCCTGAGCATGGAGCTGACTGACCATGTCAAGCCTGCTCCCAAGGTAGAAAGCGTACGTACCTACACTCCCGAAGAAGAGGCAACTTTTGTCTCTATGGTTAACGACGGTGCCTTTGTAGAGGCAATCGCTGATGCTCTTGGCCGTTCGGTCAACAGTATTCGTGGTAAGGCTCTGAGCCTTCTGCGTTCTGGCGATATCGACGCTATCCCTCGTCAGGAGAGCACTAAAGGTGCTTCAAATGCAGATCCTCTTGCAGACGTAGACGTTGCGTCTATGACTGTAGAAGCTATCGCTGAAGCGATTGGCAAGACTGCTCGTGGCGTTAAGACTATGCTTACTCGTCGCGGCCTCACTGCAGCCGACTATGATGGTGCCGCTAAGGCAGCTAAGGCTCAGTAAAAATTTTTTGATGTAGGCGGCTGACTCCTTCGGGGGTCGGCCTTTTTCTGTTCGGGGGAACGATTGAATATTTCCAGTGCTTTAATAAAGCAATGTGTTGCTGTGGGCGACTTTGAGACGTGGACTTACCTGCGTAAAGAGTACTTGCCTACAGAATATCACTTGCTTTATGACCATATTGACAAGCACTGTGAAAAACATCATGACTTCCCTTCGTTCGACGATCTTAAATTAAGTATTCGCCACGGCTTAACCCGGGATAAAGTATTTGCAATCGAAAATATCTCAGTAGATATTGATGCAGTTACTTTATTAGAATATCTCAAGAATGAATATGCACAGAGAGAGATATTAAACTCTCTTGACAAGTACATTGATAACTCAGTATTGTTCGCAGACGCACAAGAGTCTGTAAATGAACTGCATCAGATTGTCCTTGACGTAGAAGAAAAGGTTGATCTCGAACCTCCACAAGAGAGTATGCAACATATTGAGTTGTTCGAGAATGAAGAAGATATTGCAAAGTATCTACCACTTGGTCTTAACGGTGCATATGATAGTGAGATTACTTTCAGTCCACGAGATTTGGTTCTCATTGGCGGAAAGCGGGGTCAGGGCAAGTCCTTAACTTGTGCTAATATCGCAAACAATGTTGTCGAATCTGGCCGTTCAGCTATCTATTTTACCATTGAAATGGACAGTCGTGCAATACTGCAACGGTGTTGTGGGATCGCTACTGGCATACCTCAGAATCGTTTACGTTCAAAGAACTTGACCGTAGATGAGTGGGAACGAGTAAGCGCATGGTGGGCTGCTCGATATGATAGAGGCCTGGAAAGGTTGGAAGAATACAAAGAACACCGTAATTTTAGCGACTTACATCAAAAACTACGTACCGAGCATGAGCTTCTCCCGACTCAACAGCTCGACGTAGTTTATGACCCAGGTTTAACTCTTGCCCGTATTCGTGCAGAGTTGGACAAGAAAGTAGGTAAAATTAATGCCGGTGTAATCATTGTAGACTATATCAACCAAGTACGTAGGTCACATCTTCCTTCACGAGGTGGACAGTACGACTGGACGGAGCAGATCGAAGTGAGTAAAGCACTCAAGTCTATGGCACAAGAGTATGATTGTACAGTAGTATCTCCCTATCAAACTGATGCTACTGGAGAGGCAAGATTCGCAAAAGGTATTCTCGATGCAGCAGATGCTGCTTTTGCTCTCGAAAGCTGGGAACAAGAAGATAATTGTTTAACATTTAATTGTGTTAAAATGAGATCTGCCAGTATGGAGAGTTTTACTTCTACTATGAATTGGGAGACTCTGAAGATAGGGCCTGAGTCAGAACTCACTCCCAAAGAACGAGATGCAGCTTCCGAGAAAAGCGACGAAGACATTCACGACCTCTGATAAAAATATTCCTTGACACTCCCGTCAATTTGTAGTATAATATATACTCAATTTACGGGAGTTTTTTATATGGGGATTTTTTATGGATCGTTACGCCATGATGTCACGGGAAGAAAGAAGCGTAGTTATGCGCGAAAAACTAAGACTAGCACGAGAGGGAATATTCATGTCCCTAAGCGAGCTAGTTTCCGCCGGAGTGTGCCTGAGTTCCCCTCATGTCCCGATACAGCTGGAGTTGCCCCTCGCGTGGAAAGCCCACGTTATACGGGAACCCTTGTCAGAGGTATCAGTACAATGCACAAATCCAATGCGGTACCAGTTATCAACGAAGAAGAAATGAAAGATATTGCAAGAATGAGAAGATAGTGCTGGAATATGTACTATGGCACTTATTTGCATGGGAGAAGCCTGATATGCACGATGCACTTATAGAACATTGGAATAGTAGAGATACGTGTCCCAACTGTGGAGAAACATTAGAAGGAGACGGGTACAGTAATGGAAATCCTGTACGGTGCCCCAATGCATTAGAAGAGGACTGGTGGTACAGCGAACCAGACAGTGGGCCGTGGTATTGTAATATTGATGAAGATGATTATGATGAGCCTACAGAAATTGATGAGTGGGCCTCTTTTGATCCGGACTGTTAATGAACGTAGAAGATTTACTTAATACTAAAGATATTCCTTTCATACCGAAAGGTAAAGACTTTGTTGTTCGTTGTTTGAATCCTGAGCACGAAGATCGCAACCCTAGTATGAGAGTAGATCAAATTACCGGTATTTTTAACTGTTTTTCTTGCGGCTATAAAGGTAGCATCTTTAAGCATTTCGGAGAAAAAGCAGATAAAATGGAATTACGGCGGCAACTTTTGAAGAAAAAAATACAAGAAAAAAGATTAGAAGGAGTGGGCCTCTCTATGCCAGAGGACTACGCTCCCTATGTAGGAAACTGGAGAAACATTCGTCCAGAAACCTATAAAGAGTTCGAGGCATTTATACATCCTGGAAAGGATTTTGCAGGACGAATCTGTTTCCCAATACGGGACAGGTCTGGTAGAGTTATTGCATTTCAATCAAGAACAACAACAGATCAAACACCAAAATATTTATTCAGTCCTCCCGGGGTAAAGCTACCCCTGTTTCCTGTGGTAGAGCCAATACATGACAGCATTGTATTGGTAGAAGGAATCTTTGATGTTATAAATTTACACGACAAGGGACTGACAAATGCTGTATGCTGTTTTGGAGTAAAGAATGTAACCACAGAAAAGTTACAAGTATTATCTGTACAAGGCATACAAAGAATTGATGTATTTTTAGACAACGATGAAGCAGGGCAGAAAGGCTCCGAAGCAATAAGAAAGCTATGTGAAGAAGTAGATATAACTACAAGAAATATTGCCTTTGGAGATAAATATGCAGATGCAGGATCGTTGTCGCAAACACAAGTTGATAAATTAAGGAATAAACTATATGGCTAAGGTAGCTATTGTTGAGAAACAACCTAGCAAAATTAAGTATGGACAATACTTTAATTTTGACTTTGATCAATATCAGTTGTGTTCAGACCCGACAATTAAAAGAATCTTGAAGCGGGATACTGATATTGAAATAGATATAGATTCTTATGACTGGCTGGTGCTCGTTGGCTCCGAGCCAGTAAAACACTTTACTAGTGTAAATTCAGTTCAAGAATACTCAGGCAAGAAAGTTGACAAGAAGTTTCTGCCTGTTATTAGTCCTGCCATGCTTGCATTTAAACCCGAGGCAAAGAAAGCTTGGGATGAAAGCGTAGAGAGTATTCATGGGTATATCTCAGGCGAATTAGAAGATGCAGTTATTGATGATAGTATCGCCTTTGGTATTCAAGATACGGAGGAAGCAAATGAATTTATTCGT